ACCCGGCTCGTATCGACGATCGGCGGCAATTTGCGCTGGTAGCGGATCGACACCGGGTACGGCCCAACGGGCGGCGGATAGGCGTACCCGACCGGCGCGATCCCGAAAAACACCGAGGCGGCGGCAAGGGTCGCCGTCGCCGGCAGGCTCAAGGTCAGCGTCGTACCGGCAACATTGGTGATTTTCGTGCCGGGCTGGATGCCCTCGCCGGCCGCCGACAAACCGGCCGACAGCCCCGTCGCGCTCGTCACGACCGCCGACGCGCTGTTGACCGTCAGAGCAGCCGTCGTCGTCAGCACGATCCGGTTGGTCAGCGGTCCGCCCATATCGGTCGCCCAGACCTCGGGGATGCCCTGCGCCGGCAGTTGCGGGTACATATCAAACTCGGCGAGGTCGATCGGCACCATGTAGAGCGGCACCCCTGCCGGGTAGGCGGGCGAGGGATAGAGAAACCACGCCGATTTCGACGTTCCGCTATCGCCCGACGTGTCGCTCGTCCGCAGGTAATCGAGCGGCAGCGAATACGGGCCGCTGCCATACAGCGTCGTCAGGCCGGGGTTGAAGTTGAAATTGAACAGGCCGCGCGCCAGGGCAAGCCGCGTCGTCTCGCACAGATCGCCGAGGATGATGTTGAGAAAATCAAGCCCCTGCGCCGTGAACGCGGGAACCTTGGCGATCTCGCACGCGCGACTGATGAGACCGGCCGCTGTGAGCACGGTTACTCCGCAGCTTCCCGGCGATCGGCCAGCTCAGGAAACAAATCCGGCGGATCGCGGCGGTCGATCAGCGCTTCCAGATACGGGATGCGCAACTCAGCCGTCTTGATCTGCGCTTTGATCTTGGCGATGCGGTCGTCGAATTGCGCCACCGCGTTGACATCGGACGGCACCGGCTGCGCCTGCGGCCTCGATCCCCGCGAGCGGATTTCGACATGCGCCTGCAAATTGGCGATTGCGTTGGCCCGGCCCTTCTCCTGATCGGCCAGCAATTCCCGGTTGGCGAACAGGTTGGCCTTGACCAATGGCAACTCGAAAATCGCCTGCCGCCGCTCGGCCGCGCCGCCCATCGTGTCGAGCAAACCGTCCAAATCCTCGCGTGCCACGGTCGCATCAACCGCCGTCTCGAAGGCCATCGTCCGGCCATCGCCGATCGTGATCTGGTAGGTGACGGCCATCGCACCAACTGGCAGCGGCAGCCTCTTGACTTCGGCCGGGCCGTCGCTCATGCGTCGAGCCTTTCGCCGAGCGTGCCTGTCGCCTGCTTCCTGAGCCAATGCGACCGGCCGCGGCCCTCGAAGTCAAGCTCCGCCTGCCGCGCCCGGTAGATGATGTCGCGGAAGCTCTCGTACTGCGCGCGGGTCACGGTGTAGCGAAAGCCGTGCAGATAAATGATGCCATCAATGCGCAGCCCGACATCGCTGAATTCCGGCAGATCGACGACGAACGACACCTTCTCGTTCATCCGGTCGAGCCATTTCTGATGCTCAATTGCCGTCACCGGCATCAACCCCGCCTCGATCTTGGCGTGCTGCAATGCCCGCTCCCGCGCCACCTGCCGCCGCGCCGTCCGTTTCTCCTCCAGCGCCTTTTTCTCGTTCTCGGCATAGATGCGGCGCAGCTCGTCCTCGCCCAGCAGCTCGCGCGTCTCGGCATCCAGCCCGGAAAGGTAGCGGTCAAAAGCATCCAGCGCCTCGAAAGCCGGATCGGCCTCCAGGGTTTCCGGGTCGATCTCAAGAGCTGGCATCAGCGCGGGTTCGCCGCCCTCGGCCACCGCGATCGACGGTTCCGCCGTCGCAGGATCAGCCAGCGCCGCGATCTTCTTCGCCGCCCGCGCCTCGCGTGCCTTCGCCATATTCGCGCGCGCGATCTCGGCGCGTTCTTCCTTGGTCAAAGCCATTCTAAGCACTACTCCAATCGCTTCCCGCATACCCGACCGACGCGCCGCTGACGAGGATCGGCCAGCCGGTGTTGTCCAGGGCCGGAAAATCCCCCGGCAGCACCTTCAGGATGCCGCGCTTGGGAATCACCAATAGCCCCTCCGCCCCCAACGCCGGCGGCCCCGGCCGGGCAATGATGATCTTGACCCCCGCCGTGCTACTGACCGTCGCTTGAGAAAGCGTTGCCGTCGTGCTGCCGCCGGTCACTTGAATGAAGGTTCCCGGCGCAATGCCGTCACCCAACACCAAGTCGCCGACATGAACCTGCGCCAGAGCCGCGCCGGAAACCCGAGTGATCGCGGTTAGCGATGTATTGCCATGCGTCGTGGCCGTAGCCAAGAGAGCGCTAATACCGGGGCCGTAACCCGAGAGCAGCGTCGCCAGCACCGAATCATCAAGAACAGACTGCGCAAACGCAGCAATGTCCGCCGCCGACACTACTTGCGACCAAGCCGGCAGCTTGTTGAGCGAGGTCGTCGCGTTGGTGCCGAGAGTCCCGATAGCCATTTAGGGACTTCCGGTGAAGAACCCGTTGATCTGGGCCAGCAGCGCCGCCGTGATGATCGGGGTGCCGCTCGCCGCCGCAAAGTCCGACACCGCCGTCGTCAGCGCGGTGTTGAAGTTCGCCACCGTCAGCGCACCCGGAGTTCCCGGCACCGGCGCCACCTTGTCGAGAAGCCGCAAGGTCTGCCCGTTACCGACCGATCCCGGCCCCGCCGCTGAGCCGATCCCAGGATTGTCGCCCTGCGCCTGCCCCATCAAGGTCACGCCGGTTCCGGCGCCGATGTAATCGATGTCGATGGTGATCCGAATGCCGATCGCACCGCTTGCCATTGGCCTACTCCTTACCCGAAGGCTCCGCTGTTGGAAGCGGTCGATTCGATCCGCGCCATGAATTGATTGTTCAGATTACACCACCCCTCCATAACCTTCCAGCCGATCACGCGGAGCTGGTTATGCGGGTCGCTCTTGTCGGCTTCCATCAACCGGTTCCACGACACCTTTTCGAGCTGCAAGCAGGCAAACGCCCTCTTGCCCAGCACATAGGTCGGATAGACCGTGACGCCCGTGGTGGGAGCGGCCGGCGGTATCTGCATCGCACCGAGCCCGGTGATTGTGACAGCGGTGTTCGGCGGTATCTGGATCGCCTGGCCGGCATAGGGTCCGGTCGTCGGCCCCGCGGCCGACAGCCCGAGCTGGGTTGCCGCGGCGCCGGAACCGACCCCGACATACACCGCGTAGGTAAAGCCCGGCGTGTTCGGGGTCGTCAGCGAGATGCCGCCGGTCGTCACCGAGACATCGGTGGAAAGCTGGTAGATTTGCGATTCGTAGAAGTTCTGGTTGTCCCAGCCCGTGACCTGGATCGTGTAGGTGCCGGTCGTCAGGCTGCCGACCGCGTTGGCGCCGTTGACCTGGGCGATCCCGGTCCATGACGGCAGCAAATTCGATTCGACAAAGTGCAGCCCGCCCCAATACCCAAGCTCGTTGACGTAGAGGCGGGTGACATCGCTGTACGACCACGCCTGCACGACAGTTGGGTTGTTGGCGAGGTCTTGCAGGGTCAACGCGTTGGACACCGCGACCAGATGCTGCGCCCGCTTCGGCCCCTTTTCCGACTGGCTGATGTTGTAGCCGATCGCCCGGTTGATCGTCTCGCCGGTCTGCCCGTCCCATAACGGCGCGCCGAGCTGCTTCATGTTGGCGTAGGTACGGCGCACGGTCTGCGGGTCGAGCACATCGCCTGCGAGAAGCGAGGAACGCGCGCCGCGCGCATTCACGTAATTGACCTGCGTGCCGGCGTTCAGCGAATTGTAGCCGTTGCGTTCCTTGGTTTCCGCCAACTGCATCCCAAGCCGTTCGGACGCCATGTGCAGGAGATCGGTCTGGGTCGCGAGGATCGCGACATCGGTAAAGACGACGCGGCCGGCCCACTGCACCGCAACACCCGTGACCTGCGTAAAGGTGAGCAGGTTCGGGTTGGGCGGCACGCCTTCGCCGACCGGCTGCTGCGGCAACGGCAAGCGGTTCCACCGCGTCGCCGTCCAGGTGACGCCGTGGCCGTGATCCATCGTCTTCTTGTCGGCGAACTGGTAGATGACGAGGTAGCGCTGCGCGACATCGAGCGCTTCCTTGTCGATGATGCGGGTCGTTGCCGCTGCGTAGTTTGCGCTAACGTTGGTCGTCGATGCCATCGTCTACCCCCGGTATGATCCGCAGGCGATGGCCGGAGCCGCCGCCTAGAGGATCGGAATACCTCGCTTCACCGCGTCATTGACGAGCGCGAGATCAGCCTCGTAGCTATCGGCCGCCGGACGTGCGCTGGGCCTTGCCCCGTCGCCGCGCCCGTTGGTTGGCCGTGTCGTCTGTTGCCGTACCCGCGCCGCGCCGTTCTTGGCCTGTCGCGTTCCGGCCCGTTCCGTCTTTCTGATGACATCCTCGCCGACCAGGTAGCGAAACGCCGCCTCGTAAGTCACCGCGTAGTTCCCGCGAGCCCGTTCCGCCTCGATCGCCGCGATCACCTTGTCGCGGTACTGGCCGTAGGCTCCGCCGCGATCGGCCTTCGCATTGAAGGCTTCCCGCTGAATCTCGTCTCGGGTCTGCGCCTGCATCTGAGCGAATGCCGCGCCGATTCTTTGTTCTCTCCGGTCGGCCACTGCCAAAGCAGCCTGCCCCGGTGTCATCAATTCCAGGCTTTCCCGAAAAGCCTGCTCCTCGCGCTGCGCCTGCTGCGGGTCGGCCGCCGGTCCCTGCGGCTGGCGGCGCTGCGCCTCGTTGGCACCTTCTAGCCGGGCGATGCGCTCCCGTAGCTCTGCGTTCTCCCGGCCTAACCGAGCCCGGCGACTTTCGCGACGCGGCGCTACCTGCCGCGCTTGCCCTTCCGCATCCTCATCGGCTTCGGAACCGGCATCTTCGCCGTCACCTTCGCCATCGGCGGCATCTTCTTCATCTCCGCCTTCGGCTTCTTCGATTTCACCGGGATCAAGCTCCTCGTCAGCGTTCGTCTCGGCAGCCTCGCGGTTGCCGTCCGGCAGGTCGGACATGCTGGGTTCTCCTTCGGGTTAAACCATCGCCCTTCAACGCGCAGGTCGCGCGGACCGGGGAAGTCCTGCCCTCAAGCGGGTCAAGCCTAAGCTACAAAGCGTTTAATTTGTCAATAGGGTTTGACTTATGCCACTATTTGATGATTTGATAGTATATGAACTCATGGCATATTCGGTCGCCCTCTATTTTGCAGCGGTTTTGGGCGAAAATTATCGTAGACGAAGTTCGTGGATGCTGGCTGTGGTTCGGTGCCAACGGCGGTCGATATGGCCTATTCATGTTCGGTAAACTAATGCTCGCCCATCGCGTCTCTTGGATTCTGCATCGCGGTCCGATCCCGCCAGACTTATGCGTTCTTCATCATTGTGATGTAACTAGATGCTGTAATCCAGATCATTTATTCCTTGGAACTCTATCCGACAATGAGCAAGACAAAATAAGAAAGGGTCGTACCAACTATCTCAGAGGTGAAAAACAACCATCATCAAAACTCACTCAGATAGAAATACCAGCCATAAGAGCCGATATTCGCCCACAAAGAGAAATCGCTGTCGCATTCAAAATAAACCAATCGCAAGTTTCGCGAATCAAAACTAGACGCCGATGGATGTGGCTCTAGGCTCTGCGCGGCATCGCGACCGCGCCAGCACTATTCATACTGTCAGGATGAATCGCTCCGGCCGGCGGCTTCAAGAG